TTAGCTGCTGCCCATCTACAAAGGCACATTGAGCAAGATATGCATCCATGTAATTACCAGATGAACCGTTATAACCCCAATACATACTTTCCCCGTTTGCCATACCGGGAAAAGTTACACCTGATCCAAAGTCAGAAGAGGCTCTTTTTGTTACCTCAACTCCATTGCGATACATACGTTTTCTATTTCCAGCGGTGGACTGATCGGTATCAATAGCTACAACAAAATGGTTCCACGCATTAGGATCGCGCAAATTGGCTTTGTCATAATCTGTTCTTAGCGTTCCACTTGAATCTTTAGTATAAACATTAAATTCGTAAACACCTGCGGAAGCTCCAGCCCCTACCCCCAAATAAAAGAAATTAGATGTTGGACTCATTCCAAAATGAGTGTAGTTGCCGCTCCCCGTGTATGTTTTGTCGGGAGTACAATCTTTCCACCACCAGCTTATTGTAAACTCATTGGTAGATGTAGGGGAGCCACTGTTTGTTCTGGACAGATACTGACTACTAGCAGAATCAAACCGGGCACTATTATCTACTTCATATCCAGAAGCAGCGCCAGTATTCGCCATCCAAAAAGAAGAAAACATTGTCATTAGCCAAACGCCAGTTGTGGTGCGCCAAGTTGAATAGAGCCAGAAGCTTTTACAAAATACGGGACAACATCTACGGCACCCGCTGCTGTACTAAGGGTAATGCCCCCAGAAGCAGGACTTTCATAGTCTGTTCCAAGCGTAACGGTTCTGCTTCCTGTGCCGTCTTGTATAAACACAATAATTCCAGCTTGACCAACTTGTTCTGTTGAAGGGTTAGCCAGCGTAATATTGCCTGTAAGCGTTAAAACAAAGTTTTGGTTAGTTCCAAAGTCTAACGTAATATCCCCTGTATTTGACGTGTCAGTATCAGTTGTTGCTATTACAGTTCCCGTAACTGCAATCCCAGTTCCTGAAGTTGCAACCCTTGCCGTGTTATCATGATACAAAGTGACAGCGCCGTTATCAGCGAGAGTAGCCATAGTCTCGCCACTATCCGCACCGCCCATAAAGTCGATCTGGCTACCAGCAATTTTAAGATTACCTGTGCCGTTATCAACGATGTAACTGTTTGATGCATCGTGATAAAGCTGTAAGTCGCCGCCAGTTCCCATTTCAATCTTTGCATCATCAGGAAACCGTAAATCATCTGTACCTGTTGGTACGCCACAAACCTCAGCATCTGCATCATTCTTGATGGTTACGTCATTAGTAGAACCTTGACCCGTAAGGATAAGACCTTCTGCTGCCGCAAATCCTACAGCAGCACTATCTCCTGCTGATGTATCTCCTGTAACATTTAAGGTTCCCGCTGCTGTAAAGTCACCAGCAACAGTTACATTTTGTGTTCCTGTTGGGATTTCTAAAACGTCTTGGTCAGCATCGTTTTTAATGGTTACATCATTGGTGCTTCCCTGACCTGTCAATATCAAGCCCTCAGAAGCTGTAGCTCCCAATGCTGCTGCATCTCCAGAAGCCGTATCTGATGTAAGATTTATTTTTCCAAAAGATAACGAGTTAGCAAAAATACTAGAAACAGCAGCACCACTTCCCGCGCCGTCTGCAAAGATTATATCTGCACCGCCGTTTGGTATGGTAACATTTGCGCCAGTTCCTTGGCTAAAGACTGCGCTTTGCCCACTTCCGTTTTGAACCAAATAAAATTTATCTTGGTCGTTGGGTGAAATCGTTATGGTGTTTGTTCCAGTTGGGCTTCCTGCCAAAACCAAAACTCTAAACATTCCGTCTGTAAGCGATCCATCTGTTGTCGTCAGCGTGTGTGACGTGCCGCTCAAAGTAATAGAGCCAACACCTGCAATAGCACGGTCAACAATATCAAAGTTGGTATTGGTGGTATCACCCCATGTTCCTGACTGATCACCAGTAGCTGGTTTTTCAATACCAAGATTACTCGTATATGTTGAAGTCATCGTTTCATTCCTTTTTATGCAGCTATGTCAGTCCAGTCAGCATCTTGAGATATTGATATCGCTGACCAAGATGCATCTTGTGTCGGGATTATTTCTCCCCAAATATTTACAGTTCCAATACCCGTTGTAGCCTCAAGACCCGTTACGTCAATTACTATACCAGTTCCTGCTGTAACCGTCACATTTCCTAATGATGCATTTAGTTCTACACCAGATAGAGATATTGTTACACCAGTTCCTTCTGATTCAGCAGTATTACCAACAGCACCTGTAGCCGAAACGCCCGTTAGAGTTATACCAAGTCCACCAGCAGCAGTAGCTGTACCTACAGCACCTGTAGCCGCTACCCCAGTAACTGTAACAGTATCAGGTTGACCCCAAGGACCGCTACCCCATGCTCCTCTGCCCCAACCATCAACAGGGGCAGGAGTTATTGCCGCGCCTCCCATACCAGAGTGACTTGAGCAATAGTAATATAAATTAGGCGCACCTGCGGCAACGGTTATCTGAGTAAAAGCGCCTGAGTTCCCCGGTGTTCCTGATGTTATTACACCAGTTGTATAAGCAGAGCCTCCCCCGTGTGTCCCGTCTGAAGTAGTAGAAAGACGCAATGGGTGGCCATCATTTGTATTATCAGACTGATCAAACTTATATGTTTGGCCTTCTTGTAGGTTTAGAGTGGGCGTTAAAACACCATCTATATAATATTTATTACCACTACCGGGATTGGAGACTGTAACAGTGTAAGTGGTGTCAGCAACAATAGGTTGCCCGTAAGAGCCACTACCCCATGTTCCTCTGCCCCAACCTGACGTAGACATGCTTTAAACTCTATCCAATTCTAATAATTGCAGCAGTCGCACTAGCTGTTGGAAAAGTTATTGTCATATCCCCAGCAGTTGCAGACTTGTCAGCACCAAAATCTAAAACAACAACAGCCGGGTCACCCGTGGCTGTTTCGTTAAATATCAAAGCACCGCGAGCCGTAACGGTGACTGAAGAAAAAGTAAGATCAGCAAAATCACCTATCGCTGTAGTGCCGCTAGAAGTAGGGGTAACACTTGTAAGCGTTCCTCCTTTGGCAGAATAACCTGTGCCAGTTGCTTCACCGCTAGAGGTATAAGCAGTTGTTGTTGCATCAAGAGAAGCAGTGCTTTGATACAGCGCCAACTTAAAAGTGTTGCCAGTAGATGCTGTAAAATCGTGAACAGCTTTCATCAACTCAACCTTGAAAGAAGTACACATTGCTTGTGATATAGCCATTTAAAGTCTCCGTATCATTTCAGCCAACTGAGGTGAGCCAGCGTTTGTTAAAGCATTAATTACATTCGTCCTATCACTTGCAACTGCTTGTTTCATGTAATGCTCAATCAAAACAAAAAGTTGATCCTTAAAAAATACAGCTTGGTCTCTTATAGCTGGAGGCGCATCTTCCGAAACATACATGAGTTTTTCCACACACATCTCTGCAACTTCAGAAGGTGTATGTCCTCTGTTGTTTGTTGTGCCCACACTTACCTTAAAATCACTGGGCATTTCTGCATTAAGAGATAGCATCATGTCTCCTGTACTTGGAAGGCACCATTACGATATTGATCTTTGCGGTTTCTGGCTTCTCCCAGATTACTAAGTTTCTGAACAGAAGCCGCAAACCTTTCTGTGTAGTTTGTAATCAAGTCCACTTCACCCTTCATAAAGGTGTACGCTTCTACTAAAGAACCATACAACAATGCATCTTCAGCATTATCACCAAGCCAACTTGTGCCACTAGAGGCTGTGGTGATGCTCTCAGGCTGATATGCATAATGAAGTTCGGTGGTGTACCCAGAGTCAGGCGTTGGGCCTACTAGAAAAAACGTGTCATCAAAGATAGCGTAGTATTTAGGAAGACCTGTTTCGGTAGAGTCTGGGTACGCTTCGGTAATATAGTTAACATCTTTAGGCAAAAGATATGTCGTATTGTTACCGCTTGTTACAGAAAGACTCATGGCAGTTAAAAAGTCTGTTGGCTGAGAAAGATACTTACCACCAGTCGTGAAGCTACCCGTTACGTTCCTTCTGAACTGAGGTAACTGCACAGAATAAAATATTCTGTTTTCAGCAATCCGAATAAACTCATCCAGATTGTTTACAAACGTAGTTTCAGAATTATCTACATAATCCTGAATAGC